CCCCTACTTGGGAAGTGTGGGAGCTGCGGTGCCGTACTGCGCCCAACGGCGAAGTTTTGCGACGAATGTGCTGCACCTACGGGAAGATCCTCGACAACGCCAACCCTCAACCGCGAGCCGCGCGCCTACACACCGAAGCACCTCGCCGAGAAGATCCTCACTTCGCGTAGCGCCCTCGAAGGCGAGCGCAAGCAGGTCACGATACTGTTCGCTGATGTGAGGGGCTCGACCGAACTCGCTTCCGAGCTCGACCCGGAAGCCTGGCACGGGATCATGGATCGGTTCTTCCAGATCCTGGCCGAAGGTGTTCACCGCTTCGAGGGCACGGTCAACGAGTATCGCGGTGATGGCATCATGGCGTTGTTCGGCGCTCCAATTGCGCACGAGGACCACCCGCAGCGGGCTTGCTATGCCGCTCTTCATCTGCGGGATGCGCTACGCCGCTACGCGGACGAATTGCGCATCGGGAAGGGCATCAACTTCGCGGTCCGGATGGGCCTCAATTCCGGTGAAGTGGTGGTCGGAAAGATCGGTGACGATCTGCGAATGGACTACACAGCGCTCGGCCATACGGCGAACCTGGCTGCGCGGATGGAGCAGATCGCGGAGCCGGGAAGGATTTATCTCGCGGAGGCAACCGCGCAGATGTGCCAAGGATTCTTCACCCTGCGTGATTTGGGTAAGCACGAGGCACGGGGTTTGTCGCAGCCGGTGGCTGTGTTCGAGCTCGAAGATGTAGGTCGCGTGCGCACTCGCCTCGAAGTCTCCCGCTCGCGCGGTTTCTCACGCTTCGTTGGCCGCCAGGACGAAATGGCGGCTTTGGAGGCCGCTCTTGAGAAGGCGATTGCTGGGAACGCGCAAGTCGTCGGCGTAGTCGCCGAGGCCGGAACGGGCAAGAGCCGTCTTTGCTACGAGTTCGCCGAGCGATGCCGCGCGCGGGACGTCCCCGTCTACGAGGCGCATGGCGTCGCCCACGGGAAGGCCGTATCGCTACTCCCGATCCTTGAGTTCTTCCGAAGCTATTTCGGAATCAATGAGCAGGACACAGCCAGAGCCGCACGGGACAAAATTGCGGGTCGGATTCTTCAGCTCGACCAGTCGCTCGCTGACGTTCTGCCGCTTCTGTTTGATTTCCTCGGCGTGCCAGATCCAGAGCAGCCCTCTTCGCCTCTCGGTCCTGAGGCGCGGCAACGGCGCTTTCTCGAGTTGACTCGGCGGCTCGCCCGCGCGCGCAGCTCTCGGGAACCGGCGGTCCTGCTCTTTGAGGACCTTCATTGGTTTGATCGAGCTAGCGATGAGTACATCGAGAACGTCGTCGTCGAGGTCGCACCCGGCAACCGTACGCTTCTGCTCTTAAACTTCCGCCCGGAGTATCACGCCGGGTGGATGCAGCGATCGTATTACCACCAGTTGCCGCTGCTCCCCCTCAGTCCAGAGGAAATCGCCGACCTCCTCGGAGACCTACTCGGAGCCGATCCATCCCTGCGGCGTCTCCGCGACCTCATCCAGGAACGCACCGGCGGCAACCCCTTCTTCATCGAGGAGATCATTCAGTCGCTGCAGGAAACCGGCGCTCTGGTCGGAACCAGAGGTACGTACCGGCTAGACAGGCCCCTGGAAGACATCGGTATACCCGCGACTGTGCAGAGTGTCCTCGCGGCGCGGATCGACCGATTGCCCGAGCGCGAGAAGTTGGTGCTGCAAACGGCGTCGGTGATCGGGAAGAACTTCTCGGAACCAATACTGCGGCGTGTGGCAGAACTCGGAGACGGAGACCTGCCCGCCGCTCTCCACGCGCTTACGAACGCCGAGTTCCTCTACCAGGAGGCGCTCTATCCGGATGCCGAATACGCCTTCAAGCACCCCTTGACCCAGGAAGTGGCCTACCGCTCGCAGCTCGCAGAGCGAAGAGCCCGCGTCCACGGTGCAGTCGCGCGCACCATCGAGGAACTCGAGTCGGGAAAGCTCGGCGAGCATGCGGCGCTGTTAGCTCATCACTGGGAGCATGCTCGGGAAGCTCGGGAGGCCGCAAAGTGGCATCGCAGGGCAGCCGAATGGGTGGGACTCAACAATTCCGCCGAGGCGCTGCGACACTTGGCGAGCGTCAAGCAGCTCTTGGACACGCTCCCTGAGACGCCCGAAGTCCTCGCTGAAAGAGCCGCTGTGCGCTCTCAGATCATACTTCACGTCGCTCGTCTGGGTGATGTCGAGGACCAGGCGACCTCGCTTTTCCGGGAAGGGCGAGAACTGGCCACGCGAAGTGGCGATCCTCACGCCCTCAGCCAGGTGCTCAACAGCTTCGGTGTCGCTCAATGCCTGACCGGTGCGGTCAACGAAGCGAGCGATCGCCTTGTCCAATCGATTCAATGCGCGGACGAGACGGCGGACACCGGCTTGAGAGTATCGAATCGATATGGCCTCTGCCTTGCTTATTGGCTGGCTGGACGGATTCGCGACTGCCTTGCCGTCGCGGAACGGGGTCAGGAGCTCGCCAACGGGAACCTCGATCTTGGTGCCGATCGAGGCCTCAGCCCAAGCCTCGGGTTCTCGGCTTATCAAGGCTCCGCTCTGAGCTTGACCGGACGCCCTCGCGAAGGCGCAGTCGAGCTCGACCGCGTGATCAAACTCTCGCGGGAGTCTCGGCAACGTGTCTTGGTCTGGGTCGCTCACATTTTTCACGTCCTCCGCTGCGAGGTCACAGGGGAGGCCCCGGCTGCCCTGGCGCACGCCCGAGCGGCGGTGGAAGAGGCAGAGTGCACCGGGAGCGCCCACGCCCGAATCGCAGCCTACTACAGCCTCGGGACGGCTAACGTCTTGAACTGTGCATGGCGCGGTGCGGTTGAGGCACTTGAACAGGCCCTTGCGCTCGGGAAGGAACGACGGCTGCTGTCTTGGGAGAGCTCGGTGCTAGCGCGCATGGCGGCAGCTCATCTGGGTCTGGGCGATCACGAAAGGGCCCTGACGGTCGCAGAGGAATCGATCGCCGATAGCCGCCGACTCAACGTCCGAATCTCGGAGTTTTGGGCTTTGCTCCCCCGAATCCGCGCTCTCCGCGATCTTCACGGCCTCGATGCGAAGGGAAACATCGAAGCCGCCCTCGCCGAAGCCGACGCCTGGCTCGAGATGTCGGGAGCGAAGAGCTACGAGCCCTTCCTCCACGTCGAGCGCGCCGAGCTGGCGCGGCTAGTCGGCGACGACGACGCTCGCGCGCGGGAGCTTCGCGAGGCCCATCGGCTGTTCACGGAGATCGGCGCGCCGATCAGAGCAGCGGAGATCGCAAGGGCGCTCGAACCGTGAATTGTCCCGCCTGCAGCCACTCGAACCCGGCAGGCTCGCGCTTCTGCCTCGAGTGCGGAGCGAGTTTCGGGCTGCGTTGTGCCCACTGCGGCACGGAGCTGCCTCTGTCTGCGAAATTCTGCAACACATGTGGCCAGCCGATCGCAAGCGCTGGATCGGCCTCGACCCAACCCGATCCTCGCTCTTACACACCCAAACATCTCGCTGAGAAGATTCTCACGTCGCGTAGCGCCCTCGAAGGCGAGCGCAAGCAAGTCACCGTTCTCTTCGCGGACGTGACAGGTTCGATGAATATCGCGGAGAAGATTGATCCAGAAGCGTGGCACACGGTGATGGACGGCTTCTTCCGAGTCCTGTCCGATGGAGTCCACCGCTTCGAAGGGACGATCAACCAGTACACGGGCGATGGAATCATGGCGCTGTTTGGCGCACCTCTCGCCCACGAGGATCACGCGCGACGTGCCTGCTACGCAGCTCTCTACTTGCGCGACGAGCTCAGACGCTACGCCGACGATCTGCGCCGCAAGTCCGCGCTCAACTTCTCCGTGCGCATGGGCATGAACTCGGGCGAGGTCGTGGTCGGTAAGATCGGCGACGATCTGCGCATGGACTACACGGCTCAGGGGCACACCGTTGGCCTCGCGGCACGTATGGAACAGCTCGCGGAGCCCGGACGGGTCTACCTGACCGAGGAGACGGTGAAGCTCGTCTCGGGCTTTTTCCGTATCCACGACCTCGGTGCTTTCGAGCTGAAGGGAGCAAGCGCTGCGGTCCGGGTCTACGAACTGGAAGGTGCGAGCGCGCTCCGGACCTCGATTGAAGTGTCTCGCTCGCGCGGCTTCTCCCGGTTCGTCGGTCGTACCGACGAGATGGCCACTCTCGAGGCAGCGCTCGGGCGGGCGATCGAAGGCAACGGACAGGTCATCGGCGTGGTCGCGCACCCAGGCTTCGGCAAGAGCCGACTCTGCTTCGAGTTCGCCGAGCGCTGCCGTGCGCGTGGGATCACGGTCTACGAAGCGCACGGCGTTTCCCACGGTAAGCTAATCCCTTTCCTACCGATCCTGGAGCTGTTCCGCGCTTTTTTCCGGATAGCCGACCAGGACAGCAGCGATGCTGCGCGCGAGAAAATCGCTGGCCGGATGCTGCTCCTCGACGAGGGACTGAAAGACGCGCTGCCGCTCGTGTTCGATTTCCTCGCCGTTGCCGATCCAGAGCGCCCCGTCCCTCAGATGGAGCCCGAGGTGCGCTTGCGGCAGCTCTTCGCGATCGTCAAGCGCGTCACCCAGGCGCGGAGCCGCCGCGAACCGGCGGTCATTCTCCTCGAAGACCTTCATTTGTTCGATGGCGGCAGCGATGCCGTTCTGGACGTCCTGGTCGATACGGCAGAAGGGATGCGCACCCTCGTCGTCGTGAACTTCCGCCCTGAATACCACGCGGGGTGGATGCAGAGGTCCTATTACCAGCAGCTGCCGCTGCTGCCGCTCGGTTCGGAAGCGATCGCCGAACTCTTACGAGACCTTCTTGGGACGGATGTTTCGGTCGCTTCGCTCGGTAGCCGCATCCGCGAGCGCACAGCGGGGATTCCATTCTTCATCGAGGAGATCGTGCAGTCCTTGGCGGAGGCGGGAACCCTGGAGGGCAAGAAAGGAGCCTACCGTCTCGTGCGGCCCGTCGGTGAGCTCGTCCTTCCCACCACTGTTCAAGCCGTGCTCGCCGCGCGCGTCGATCGGCTCGAGGAACGCGAGAAGCAAGTGCTCCAGACCGCAGCGGTGATCGGCAGGCAATTCACCGAGCCAATCCTGCGTCGTGTCGTGGAACTTGCCGAGATGGATTTGGCCCACGCCCTCGAGAAGCTCGCAGGAGCGGAATTCATCTTCGAGCACGCGCTCTATCCGCAGGCGGAATACATGTTCAAGCACGCGCTTACGCAGGAAGTCGCCTACCAGTCCGTCTTGACGGAGCGGCGGAAGGTTCTGCACGAGCGCGCGGCACAGGCGATAGAGATTCTGTTCGCAGAGTCCCTGGGGGGCCACTACGGAGAGCTAGCGCACCACTACAAGCTCAGCGGCAACGCAGAGAAGGCGGTTGAGTATCTGCATCTTGCTGGGGAGCAGGCTGTAGAACGGTCGGCCACCGCCGAGGCGGTGAGCAACCTGACAACCGCCCTCGACTTGCTTCCAACTTTGCCGGAGACGACCGAGCGCGATCGAAAGGAGGTCGCCCTACGGACGACCGTGGCTGGAGTGCTGATTGCCACCAAGGGCTGGGGTGCGCCCGAGAGGCAAAGTTTCCTCGAGCGAGCGCGCTTTCTGTGCCAACGGCTTGGGGAGAATCGTCAGCTCGGTCCAGTGCTGACCAGCCTATTCCAGGTCTACCTGCAGCAAGGCAGGCTCCGGGCCGCCGGAGAGCTCGCAGAGGAATCCCTGAGGCTCGCGGAAGAGCTGAAAGATCCGGTGTTTCTCTCGAGCGTCCATCACAACGCAGGGGAAGCATGCGCCTGGAGCGGTGAACTCGCTCGAGCGCAAGTACATTTCGAACGGGCCATCGCGCTTCATGATGGGAAGCAACATCAGTCAGTCGCGTGGATCGGCACAGACCCCTGGATTCTCAGCTCTGGGGTGCTGGCCTGGATCGAATCGTTCATCGGCAAACCAGATCAGGCACTGAAGAGAAGTCTCTCCGTTGTTGCTCGAGCGCGAGATGAGCAGTTTCGCCTTTTCGAACTCGCCGTTGCGCGGGGAGTAGCTTGCATTGTTCGTCAATACCGGCGCGAGGAGAATCTAACTCTCGAAGCAGCGGAAGCGGCTGTCGCCTTATGCTCTGAGCAAGGCTTCGAAGAGATCCTCGGCATCAGCCGTTTCACGAGAGGTTGGGCGCTAAGCGAGCTGGGTCAGGGAGAGGCCGGGATTCGGGAGATAGCCGCAGGAATCACGGGATATCGAGCCACCGGAGGGAGGCTCTTTCTATCGTGGCCGTTGGGGCTGCTCGCTTGGGCTCACGCAAAGATCGGGCAGATGGAGAAGGCCTTCACCTTCTTGGCTGAGGCGTTCGAGGTAGTGAATCAAAATGAAGAGCACTTTTACGAAGCGGAGCTCCTTCGGCTCAAGGGCGAGTTCTTGCTGAAGCGCCCCGCCTCCGACGAGGAGGCGGCAGCCTCTTTTCGTCAGGCGGTCTCCGTTTCCCGTCATCAGAGCACGAAGACCTGGGAGCTCCGCGCAACGACGAGCCTCGCCCACCTGCTGCAGAACCAAGGCAAGAAGGAAGAAGCACGGCAGATGCTTGCCCAGATCTATGGCTGGTTCACTGAGGGGTTCGAAACGGCTGACCTGAAGGAGGCGAAGGCGCTGCTCGAAGAGCTTTCGTAAGAGATGCGGTGTTTGGGTTGCACGGCGGAGAATCCCGAGCACGCCAAATTCTGTCTAGAGTGCGGTGCACAGCTCGGACATCGCTGCGCCGCTTGCGGTGCTGAGTTACCGGCAAAGGCCAAGTTCTGCCTGGAGTGTGGCAAGCCGATCGTTGCGTCCTCGAAGCCAGGACCAGCACCGCCAGATCCTCGCTCCTACACGCCAAAACATCTCGCCGAGACGATCCTCACCTCACGCAGCGCCCTCGAAGGCGAACGCAAGCAAGTTACGGTCCTGTTCGCCGACGTGAAGGGCTCGATGGACCTCGCCGAGCAGGTTGATCCGGAGGAGTGGCACAAGGTCATGGATCAGTTCTTCGCCATTCTCTCGGACGGTGTTCACCGCTTCGATGGGACGATCAATCAGTTCACCGGCGACGGAATCATGGCGTTGTTTGGAGCGCCTATTGCCCATGAACATCACGGACAGCGTGCGTGCTATGCAGCGCTCCATCTCAGGGATGAGCTTCGGAGCTATGCTGAGGAGCTGAAGAGAACGCGAGGACTGAACTTCTCGGTTCGGATGGGGCTCAACTCCGGCGAGGTCGTGGTCGGGAAGATCGGCGACGACCTGCGGATGGACTACACTGCGCAGGGTCAAACTGTGGGCCTCGCAGCGCGGATGGAGCAGCTTGCTGCACCTGGAAGCGCTTACTTAACCGAACATACCGCGAAGTTGGTGTCCGGGTTCTTGCAGCTTCGCGATCTCGGGTCGTTCGAGATCAAAGGTATACGTAGTCCGGTTCGGGTCCACGAGCTCGAGGGGCTGGGCCGAGTACGGACCCGCCTCGACGTCTCCCGCGCACGCGGCTTCACCAAGTTCGTCGGACGTCAGAGCGAGATGGCGGCTCTTGAGGCGGCGCTGGAGAAGGCCATTGCGGGGAACGCGCAGGTCGTGGGTGTCGTCGCCGAGGCCGGAACGGGCAAGAGCCGCCTTTGCTACGAGTTCGCCGAACGCTGCCGCGCGCGGGAGATCCCCGTCTATGAGGCGCACGGCGTCGCCCATGGGAAGGCTGTGCCGTTCCTTCCAATGCTCGAGTTCTTTCGCAGCTACTTCGGCATCTCTGAGCAAGACACGCCACGAGCAGCTCGGGACAAGATCGCTGGTCGAATCGTATTGCTTGACGAAACGCTCACCGAGGGACTGCCGCTCATGTTTGATTTCCTTGGCGTGCCAGATCCAGAGCGATCTACTCTTCCGTCAGAACCAGAAGCGCGGCAGCGACAAATTTTCGACCTGATTCGGCGACTTGCCCGCGCACGCAGCGCCCGCGAGCCCGCCATAGTTCTCTTCGAGGATCTCCACTGGTTCGACCGGGCCAGCGAGGAATTCGTCGAGAATGCAGTCGAGATCGCTCCCGGCAACCGCACGCTCGTGCTCTTGAATTTCCGACCCGAGTATCACGCCGCATGGATGCAGAGATCCTACTACCAGCAGCTGCCACTCCTTCCGCTTGGTCCGGAGGCGATCCAGGAGTTACTCGTTGATCTACTTGGCGGGGATTCATCACTACGTGAATTGACCGAGCTGATTCGGGATCGCACGAGCGGGAATCCATTCTTCATCGAGGAGATCGTCCAATCGTTGCAGGAGACGAGTGCTTTGGTGGGCACAAGGGGTGCGTACCGCCTAGAAGAGTCCCTGGAAGACCTCGCAGTCCCAGCGACCGTGCAAAGCGTCTTGGCGGCGAGAATCGACCGGCTCCCGGAACGCGAGAAGCAGGTGCTGCAGACGGCGTCTGTGATCGGTACGAATTTCTCAGAGCCAATCCTCCGACACGTCGATGAGCTCAGCGACGGAGACCTACCCGCTGTGCTCCAGGCGCTTACGAACGCGGAGTTTCTCTACCAAGAGGCGCTCTATCCGGAGGCTGAGTACGCCTTCAAGCACCCGCTGACCCAGGAAGTCGCCTATCGCTCGCAGCTGTCAGAGCGAAGAGCCCGCGTCCATGCCGCTGTCGCTCGCGCGATTAAGGAAATCGAGTCGGGGGAGCTCGGCGAGTGTGCGGCGCTCCTTGCCTATCACTGGGAGCGTGGCGGCGACGCTCGGGAAGCAGCGAAGTGGCACCGCCAAGCGGCCGAATGGGTGAGCCTCAACAATCCTGCCGAGGCGCTGCGGCACTGGAGGAGCGTGCGGGATCTCCTGGACACCCTCCCAGAGACGCCGGAGAACCTCGCGGAAAGAGCAGCGGCGCGTGCACAAGTCATGACCTACCTGGCTCGTATAGGGGATATGGAAGACCAAACCGCTTCGCTGTTCCTAGAAGGACGGGAACTCGCGAGACGCAGCGGCGATCCTCATGTCACGAGCCAGGTCCTGAGCGCCTTTGGATTGCTCCGAACTCTCGCGGGGGCCGTCACGGAGGCCCTGAACCCGCTCCTCGAATCGGTTCGGCGTGCCGATGAAAGCGAGGACGTCGGTTTGCGCGCGGCCGTTCGGTACGCTCTGTCGAATACCTATTTTCATGCCGGGGACTTCCGCGAGGCCCTTGCCCTTGCACGGCAGGGTCTAGGGTCCCCTTCGGTCGATCTCGGCTTCGGCGGCGATCGATACGGAATCAGCCCAAGCACCGGGTTCGGATGGGTGCTCGGCGCTGCCCTTAGCCGGACGGGGTATCCTCGCGAGGGTGCAACCGAGCTCGACCGGGTTATCAAGCTCACTCGCGCCTCTCAAAGCCTGGCCCTGCTTTCGGTCGCGCACGGTTGTCACGTCTCTCGTTGTGAGATCACAGGCGAAATAGTGCCTGCCCTAGAGCATGCTCGAGAGGCGGTGAATTACGCCGAGCGAACGAGGAACCAGATTGCGCGAATCTTCGGCTACATGAGCCTCGGGATTGCGAACATTTTGAACCGCGCATGGCACGATGCGCTCGAAGCTCTGGAGACGGCTTTAGCGGTCGGAAGGGAACGTCAGCTCTTGGTATTCGAAGGCGGCGTAATCGCAACGATAGCAGCTGGACACCTCGGGCTCGGTGATCGTGTACCGGCTTTGACGTTCGCAGAAGAAGCGATCGCTGTTTGCCGCCGACGCGGCACCCGACTCTGGGAGTTCTCGGCTCTGCTCACCCAAATCCGCGCTCTCCGGGAGATCCACGGCATCCAGGCGGCAAGGGACATCGAAGCAACGCTCACTGAAGCCGACGCCTGGCTCGAGATGTCGGGAGCGAAGAGCTACGAGCCTTTCCTCCATGTTGAGCGCGCCGAGCTGGCAAGACTGATCGGTGACGAAGCGACCCGCCTGTGCGAGCTCCGCGAGGCACATCGGCTGTTCACCGAGATCGGCGCACCTATCCGTGCCGCTGAGGTCGCGAAGGAACTTGGGCGGTGAACTGTCCCGCCTGCGGTGTTTCGAACCAAGCCGACGCGGTTTTCTGCGAGGAGTGCGGTGCATCCTTCGCGCGTGAATGCCCGTCGTGCGGGGCAAGTTGCTCACCGGATGCGAAATTCTGGCGGAAATGCCGAACCCCTCTAGGCGGCGATGCCGTCGCGAAAACCAGCGAACGCAACCCGCGTTCCTACACGCCGAAGCACCTAGCCGAGAAGATCCTCACCTCTCGCAGCGCCCTCGAGGGGGAGCGTAAGCAGGTCACGGTGCTCTTCGCCGACGTGAAGGGATCGATTAATTTAGCCGAGCAGCTCGACGGCGAGGTCGACGGGATCGTGGCCTTGCTCTGCGCACCGATCGCGTAGGGGATCAAACTCAGCACGCTTGCTACCCTGCACCGCATCTCAAAAATAAGACTCCGTTTGCCGAGGCGCTAAGCGCGCAATTTGACAACCGTGGCCGACGCGCTCGATGATTCGGGAAACTAAGGTGAGGCGTGGAACGTAAGCTCACCGCCATTCTCTACGCCGACGTTTGCGGCTACAGCCGCCTCATGGGGAAGAATGAGGAGGCGACGGTTCAAACTCTCTCGGCGCATCGCAGCTTAATTCGTGGGCTGATTGAGCAGCACCATGGCCGACTGGTCGACTCGGCGGGCGACAGCATCCTCGCGGAGTTCCCGAGCGTAGTGAACGCGCTCGAATGCGCGATCGAAGCCCAGACCACTCTCAAAGCTGAGAACGCCAACCTTTCGGCAGAAGGGCGAATGGATTTTCGCGTCGGGGTGAATCTCGGCGACGTGGTCGTGGATGGCGACCGAATCTACGGCAACGGGATCAACGTCGCTGCGCGGCTGGAAAGTCTGGCGGAGCCGGGTGGCATCAACATCTCCGCGACCGTGCACGAGCACGTCAGGAACAAGCTGGCGTTGCGCTACGAGGACCTGGGCGAGCAGGCGGTTAAGAATATCGCCGAGCCGGTGCGAGTATTCCGGGTGCTGACCGACGGCAGCGCGCCGCTCGCGAAAAAGACTCAAGGAATAGGAAACAAGTATGTGCGGCGAGGCATATTCTCGCTGGCTGGTCTCGCGATTATCGCGGCAGTTGTCGTGCTGGTGCAGCACGTCTCGCTCGAACCACAGCACACCGCTGCGTCGATTCCTTCCGCGGGGAGTTCACCTTTGCCGCTTCCCGACAAGCCCTCCATAGCCGTGTTGCCCTTCACCAACGAGAGCGGGGATCACGAACAAGAGTATTTCAGCGACGGGATCACTGAGGACCTGATCAC